AGGTCTGGGTGCTGCGTGTGGGCGAGGACGCGGAGAAAACCTATCAGGCGCTGGAGCGTCTGCGCTTTGACTGGCTGGCGGCGCCCGGTTTGGAGGACGCAAAGGTGATGTCCTTTATCAAGACCCTCCGAAACGGCGGGCGGGGCGTGAAGGCCGTGGTGGCTAACGCCACGGCCCCCGACTGCGAGGGCATCGTGAACCTGTGCGTGTCCGGCCTGACGCTGGAGGACGGCGCGATGGAGGCAAAGGATTACGCCGTCCGTGTGGCGGCGCTGCTGGCGGCGCTGCCCCTGACCCGCTCCGCCACCTACGTCAACCTGCCGGAGGTGGTGGGCTGCGACGCACTGGCCGAGCCGGACGCAGACGTGGATGCAGGCAAGCTCATCATCGTCCCCGGCCGGGAGGGCTACCGTCTGGGCCGCGCGGTGAACTCCCTGACCACGCTGACCCCGGACAAGGCCGCGCCTTTCCAGAAGATCAAGATCGTGGAGGGCATCGACCTGATCCGGGGGGACATCGCCAAGGCCTTCGAGAGCGGCTATGTGGGCAAGGTGCTCAACGATTACGACAACAAGCTGCTGCTGGTGACGGCCATCAACGCCTATCTCAAGGGGCTGGAAGGGGATGTGCTGGACAAGACCGCCGACAACCGGTGCTTTGTGTCTCTGTCCGGGCAGAGAAGCTATCTGGAATCCAGAGGGACCGACACCTCCGACATGAAGGACACCGACATTCTGAAGGCCAACACCGGCAGTCAGGTGTTTTTGGAGGCCAAGCTGACCTTCTGCGACGCCATGGAGGATCTGGCGCTGGTCATCTCCATGTAACCATCGGACGAACGTGAAATAGGAGGAACGTATGAGTAATTTACAGGCAAACCGCACCCTCTCCGGCTCCTTTGCCGAGGTCTGGGTGGACGGCGCGCGCATCGCCGAGCTGTCCCAGCTGACGCTGACCGTCAAGGTACAGCGGGAGAAAGTCCAGTTCGGCATGGACGTGGATTCCAAGATCACCGGCTACGCCGGAGAGGGCACCATGACCCTCAAGCAGGTCTACACCCGGTTCTATGAGGTGCTGGAACAGGCCAAGCGGGGCCTTGACAAGCGGTGCACCATCACCACCGCTCTGAAAGACCCGGATGCCGCCGACGGCGGCGAGGAGCGGTACAGCATCGACAACGTGGCGTTTACCGAGCTGCCCTTCATGAACTACAAGATGGGCGAGGTGAACCAGCAGAAGCTGCCCTTTACCTTCCGGCCCTCCGATCTGGTGTGCCTGGACAGCATCCGGGCCGCTGACTGATGGCGCTGGCGGACGTCCTGCGGGAGCGTGTCTCCCGCAGGGGCCGCACCGCTGAGGTGGCATGCGGTCTGCTGGGGACGGTGACGGTGGAGGCCCTGCCGCCCAGAGAGTGCGCCGCCCTCGGACTGCGGGACGGCGGGCGGGCGCTGTTTTACGCCGCCTGCCGGGATTTGCAGACCGCCGGGGAGACGCTGCGCCGGGAGGGGCGGCTGTTCACCCCTGCCGAGGTGACGGCCTATGTGTCCGACGAGGAAGCGGCGGCCGCCGCACGGACGGTCCTGGCGCTCAGCGGCGTGACGGCGAATGGAGACGGCGCATCGACAAAAAGCGAGGAAGTCCGACATGAGGACGTGCAGAACAGCGGGGCGCATCTGGCGGTCGAAGCGCCGTCCGAGGAGGAAATCCGACTTGACGGCGTGCAGGACAACACGGTTCAAAAGACCGAAGTCCGACTTGAGGACGTGCGGAACGATGCGCCTCATTTTGCGGCAAAAGCGCCGGTTGCAGGGGAATTCCGACTTGCTGACGTGCAGGAAAACGAGATAGTCCGACTTGGCGACGTGCGGAAAAAAGCAGGTCAGAAGGCGAAAATCCGACTTGGTGACGTGCGGAAACCGGACGGTACGGCAGAAGATGGACAAGTCTCACATGAGTTTTTTGGCGGGGAAGGTTCAGACCGGACAGACCCTATCTTGGGTGGTGTTTCCGATTTTGTACCACAAAATCTTGCGTTGTCCGAGGAAAATGACCGATTTTCAGCACCTTTGGAACTGTCCGGGAACGATGAGGAAGTGTCCGGGCGAGGGTCGAATCTGCACGAATCCGAGTCGGAAGTCGGAGAACTGGTGCACGAAATGAAGTCGGAATCTGCGGCGGCGAGACGGGAGGGCTTGCACGAAAACAGGTCGGAAGTCGAGGAAACGGTGCACGAAATGAAGTCGGAATTGACGGCGGCGAGACGGGAGGACTTGCACGAAAGCGAGTCGGAAGTCGAGGAAACGCTGCACGAAACGAAGTCGGAATTGACGGCAGAGAAACGGCAGGGCTTGCACGAAAGCAAGTCGGAAGTCGGGGAAACGGTGCACGAAACGAAGTCGGAAGTTCGGGAAACGGTGCACGAAATGAAGTCGGAATCGGTGGAGCGGTTTGCCGAGGGACTGCTGGAGGGTCTGCGCCGTGCCGCCGCTGTGAGATAGGGGGTTTTCTATGAACACCAGAACCGTTTTGCTTTGGCACAACAACGGTGAGGAGCGCATCTACTTTACAGTCAATCCCGCCCGGCTCACCGTCACCCGGCCCAATGAGAACCGGGTGCGGAGCCTTGCCATGGGCGGGACTGTGAATATCTGGGGCGGCCGGGGGCTGCGGGAGGTCAGGCTGACCACGTTCCTCCCCAGCGCCTATTCGCCGTTTTTTGACGGAAAGGAGCCGGAAAGCGTCCTCGCCATGCTGAAAAGCTGGCAGGATTCCGGAGACCCGGTGCGGCTCATCATCTCCGGCAGCGACATCAACGATGCGTTCCTTATTGAGGACGTGTCCGAGACGCTGGCGGAGGGGGACAGGGACGTGGGGCTGACTGTGACACTGCGGGAGTATAAATTCAAGTCGGCGCTGGCGGCTCTGGCCGGGGGGAGCGGCGGGAGCGGCTCCGCCCCTGTCCGGAAGCGGACGGACGAGCGGGTCACGCCCCAGACCTACACCGTCAAAAAGGGGGACACCCTCTGGGACATCGCCTGCCGCTTTTACGGTGACGGGACGAAGTGGGGGCGCATCGCCGCCAAAAACGGCGTGACGAATCCCCGGAAACTGCAGATCGGAAAGGTGCTGACGCTGTGAAACTGCTGATCGGACAACAGATGGTCATGCCCGCGCTGGAATCGGTGCGGCTGGGCAAGACCCGGAACGAGGCGGCGGCGTGTCTCACCGCCACGGTGCTCATTGCCCCGGCGGACACCTACTTTTTGAAGCTGTCCGTGGCGGTGGGGGACGTGGTGCGGCTGCTGGATGACGGCGGGAAGGAGATCTTCCTCGGCAGCGTCCATGAGCTTGACCGGGACCCGGAGGCCGTGACCCTGACGGCCTATGACCGGGGCGTGTATCTGACCCGGAACGAGCTGTACGGCGTGTACGCCGGGACGGGACGGCAGATCGCCGGGAAGATCGCCGGGGAATTGGGCGTTCCGCTGGGGGCCGTGGAGGACGACGGCCTGTATCGAACCATCGTCACCGGGCCGGGGGAGTCCGCGTTCTCCATTCTGCGCAGAGCCGTGGGGGAGGGGCGGGAGATCGCCGTCCGGGACGGGGCGCTGACCGTGACGAAGGGGGGCGGCGGGGCCGTTCCCCTGTCGCCGGAGCGGGTGTTGGAGGTCTTTGGGCGGGCGTCCATGGGAAACATGGTGAACCGGGCCGTGGTGACGGGCCGGAACGGACGTATCCTCGCCGCCGCCCAGAATACCGGGGACATCACCGCCTGCGGGCGGTTCCAGCGGGTGATAGGAAAGAGCGGCGATCCGCAGGCGCAGGCCAGGGCCGCGCTGCGGCGGCGCAGCCTGTCCGCAAGGGTGACGGTGCTGGGGGATCTGTCCCTCCGGTGCGGCGGGCGGGTGGAGGCCCACCGGCCCCAATGGGGACTGGAGGGGGTCTATGACATCACCGCCCACGAGCACCGCTGGGAGAAGGGCGTGTTTACCACGTCGCTGAGTTTGGAGGGAGTTGAGGGATGAACGTTTACAGTGAACTGCTGGAGCTGCTGACGCCGGAGCGGAAGGACGCCCCGGCGGGGCTGTTCGGCACGCTGACGGCGGTTTCACCGCTGACCGTCACCGTCCGGGGAACGGCGCTGACCGAGGGGCTGTTTTATCTGAAAGGGACGGTGTTCCATGAGGAGGACATTGGCAGAGAGCTGGCGCTGCTGTCCTGCGAGGAGGGCTTTTGGATCCTCGGCTTTGTGGGAGGTGGGGGCGCGTGATCTTTCCCGATTGGGGCACAGCCCCCGACACCGCGCCGGAGGCGGCGCTGCCGCTGTTCCGGGAGTGGGCCGTGGACTGGAAGAACGGATGCTTTGCCCTGCGCCGGGGAGAGCCGTATTTAGTCAGCGGGGACGAGGCATTGAAAATTTGGGCGGCACGGGCGCTGCGGCCGGAGAGCCAGCGGTTCCGCTATACCGCATGGTCGGCGGACTACGGCAACGAGCTGACGCTGCTGCTGGGCGGCTGCGTGGATCAGGGTATTCTGGAAAGTCAGGTGCGGCAGTATGTGCGGGACGCACTGCTGGCGTGTCCCTACATCCGGGAGGTGGACGGATTCTCCTTCTCGAAGAAGGGGAGCCGGGTGGAGGCCCGGTTCACCGTGCACACCGTCTATGAGGAGTTTACCCAGAAAACGGAGGTTTCGATCAGATGACCAAGGAAGAAATGCTGCGGCTGCTGACAGCCGCCTACACCGGCCCCGGCAGCGCCGCCGAGGGCACCTTTGCCGGAGACGTGCTCCGCTCCTGCGCCGACGGAATGGCGCAGCTTTGGAGCATGGAGATCGACGGACTGGAACGGCGGGCCTTTGTGTCCTCCGCTGTGGGG